GCTTCCATCATTTCTGACATGATGAACTTAGCGATGTTGATGTTTTTGCGAGCCTGATCCATTGCTTGGTCGTGACCGAAAGTCATCAACTCTTGCGCATCAGAAAGAACACTCATCGCAACCATTTCCAAACCAGAGAATTTCGCAGTGATAGAATTCATGTATTCTTCACGGATATCGGCTTCAGAGATACCGTAGCACTTGCTTTCAAATTCAGTCATTTTCATTTCCTTTTCAACTTTCTAAGACTATATTATACAGCAAGTTGCAATTAAAGACAACAACTAAATTTAATAACCCTACGAGTCTGAGGGGATTACTAGCCCTGTAGATTCGGGGGTCTAGAATGTGAAAAACCCTCTACGAGAGAGGGTTTGGAGGGAGGGCTAGGGGAAGCCTAGAGAGGGTTACAGACCGACTAAAGCAGACGCTGGGGCGATCTCTATCCCTGAACCGAATAATCGGCTATATTCGTTGATCATTTTATCTGACGGAGTGCCTTCAGTAGCGATACTTTGGCTGAATAATTTCACTTTACCTTCTGCATAAGGCATGTATGGCATCAAAGCCAAACCAACACCATCTTTTGTTTGTTGCATGAGGATAGTTGCTGGTGCTTCTAATGTATATCCTAATCCTGTAACTTCTGCTTTACCGATTAGTTCTTCACCACTAATCAATTTAAATACTTTAATATCGTTCATTTCAATCCTCTATGACAAGTTGTTCAATAAAATCTGCTGCATGATTTTGGTCAATAAAATACTTTACTACTGTTTTAAAATCATAACAATTTTGTGCAACCAATAATATCTGTCTGTTTCTAAAAACAGAGATTTTGAGAATCCACTCGCCTCTGCGGACAGCGACGAATGAAATCATGTTTGGAGATAGTTTGGCTTTCATACAAGTATTTAGGGAGAGCCGAAACTCTCCCTAACTTGTACGATTACTTACATCGTTTGATAATCGTCTTTACCAACACCACACTCAGGGCATTCAAAGTCAGCAGGAAGTTCATCCCACTTACCTTCTGTTTCCTCATCGTGTACGTGACCACAGACTATACATACATGTTCCATCACAAACCTCCTAGTACTTGTTTATAAGCATTGGCATGACGCTCTTCTACTTTCTTCAAAGCAGCAAAACGCTTTTCAGCCTTTGCAAGAATTGCAGAGAATTGCTCAGCATGTTCCTTACTCTCTGCAATTTGTAGTCTTGCTTCGAGCATGGCATCATCGTTGCCTTCTAGTTCTGCTTCTTCTTCAAACTTAGGATACATTTCTGTAAACTCATAGGTCTCTCCATCAATTGCTTTCTGTAAACATTCCTTAGTGGATGGCTTACCGATTAGCAATTCAAGATGACCCCATGCATGTTTGATCTCTTGATCAGCAGTATGTTCAAAGTGTTTTGCAACATCTTCGAATCCTTCTTCACGAGCGATCTTAGCGAAATAACGATACTTGATATGAGCCATTGATTCGCCAGCCAATGCACTCTCAAGATTTTTTAATGTTACAGACATAATATTCTCACTTTGTTTTATTATTTGGGTTTGCTGGTACTTTACCGTTCACCCAATCCCAATCATCATCTGTCATTGGAATCCATTGTGTCATTATAATCCCCTATATTGAGAGTGATTAAATACACGAGTCCAATGTTCTACGTCACCAGCTGTTACAGGATGCTTTGAAAGAATAAACTCTTCTAATGCAGATCTATTCTTAAACATAGCAGACAATTTTTGGAGGATCGTTTTCATCTGCCGATACCTCTTGTGATTGCTTCTGCTCTTGCTTTGCGTGCTTCAACGAGTGCTTCGATCATTAACATACCAAATCTTTTGATTGATTTAAGAAATGTCATAGATCTTCCTCAGTTAGATATTGCTTACCTTTGGAAGTCTTTACTGGAACTTTCTTTGGTTTCTTTTCTTCTGGAACTAAACGCTCCAAAGCAATCTTAAGCATACCATTGAATAGTTCAGCATTCTTAACTTCGATATGATCATCGATAGCAAATGCACGAGTAAAGGCACGAGTAGCAATACCTTTGAACAAATAATCGTTAGATGTATCTGTCTCAGTATTAACATTACCCTTAACGATTAACTTACCACCATCGATAGTAATGTCAATCTCTGACTCACCAAAACCAGCAACAGCCATTTCGATTGTGTAATGGTTGTCATCATTCTTACGAATGTTGTATGGTGGGTAGTTGGGGATATTTTTTGTCAAGTCATCGTGCAGTGTTTGCAGTTGCTTGAAAGAATCATCGAAACCGACAAAGAATTTATCGAAATCTTTGAAAGCATCTTGTGAAAAGAATGCAGGTACAAAAGTCTTATTGACCATTTTATGTCTCCTATTAAGCGAGTTAAATTAAAATTGATATCCCGAAGGCATATCAGGTGCTGGTTACAACTCCAGCGACATCGTGCGTCATGTCTGCTTTAAAACGATTCGTACTTAGCGGTCCTAAGGTGAATTCTTTACTATTTATACTTTTGGTAGTTCAGCTGACTCAGATTCTGCAGTCGCTTTTACCATGGCTTCCACTTGTGGATCGCCTTGAGATTTAATATTATTTATTAAGGCAACAACTTCTTCGAAAGGATGTTTGCCAAGAGTGCGTAAAATTACGTTTACTTCTTCGATAGTCAATTCAAGTTTAATCATTTTGATTCCTGTAAAATTATTTAGTTTTCTTACCAATGTTATATTTAGGAACAAGTTCCCATTCGTTTTTCTCTTTATAAGAGACAACCTTAATTTGAGATAAAGATGCTTTCTGTTCAGACTGCGTTGGATGTAGGATCTTCAATAGATCCCAATCTTGCAATAAGCCAGCAATAGCATTTCTTCTCTCGATATCGCCACTCGTGATGTTAGATTCTTTACCATCAAGAGCAAACAATTCTTTGAAGTGCACAATGAAGTATCTACCTTGCTTATGTAAAATATGGCAAGATTGATACAGCGTGTTTTCTTTTCTGGAAGCGATCCCGATTCGGGTAAGTGTCTCACGAACCTTCAGGAAGTTATCTGGTTCAGGTAATATCACTTCAAGCATCGACTCAGGAGTCCAGTCGTAATAAATCAATTCGACAGTCATTATTTTCCACCTTTGTATAATTTTTCTTTTATCATAACTAAATGGTCTTCTGTTAGAACGCTTAGTGCTTCCACTGCCTTCTCATCAGAATAACCAAAGTATTCTTTTACGAGTCGAACTGATTCTGTTTCGGCATCTTTTTTGTGCCATTTACTGAATCTTTTCTTCTTCGAGATACTATTTAGTAAAAAAGAAAACTGCCAGTACTCTGGAATGCCTGAGTTTCGATTCATCTCGTTGGCATAAAGCACTGTGTCGGGGAAATATGATAACCCTCTATTAATAAGGAATGGCTTATAATCCTTACTTGCTAATGGGTCTTCGAATAGATCTTTCTTGGTTGTGTTAATTGCATTAATAAAGTCGAATGGAGTCATGAGTAAAACCCAGTTTCAGAGAGTACGCTTTCTGGACATCCAAATGTTTTTCCAGGGAATCGTTTCTTAAGATTGTTTTCTACTTCAGATTGACTAGATCCCTGTGCCATAAACTCATTGGTATTTCTATCGTAAACATAGAATACATTGTTATGTTTTTCGATAGTTATTTGAATAACATTTTCTTCTACATGATTCTCAACAGAGTTTTGCAAATGGTCAAGGAATTTCTCTGTGATTTTCTTTGCGTGTTCCTCACGTGCATTCCATCCTGCGACTGCACCCATTGTCCAAACAACAAATGCTAATACTACTAATAAAATAAGTTCCATGTTAGCCTCATTTGAATTTACAGTTAGCCATAATTTCTGTAAGTGCTGCCATAATATTTAGTTCATGGTCAGCTACAAATGCTGCTTTGTACTGATAATCTGCCAGTGTCAAAACCAACTGAGGAATACTATTCGGATCCATATTAGTAGATGCGGTATCATACAACTCACGGAACAGACTTGTGGTATCTGCATCGGTTTGTTTCGCTACCCACTTACGCACTTCGGTAAAGTTCTTATCCTTGAGCAACTTAACCAAATCTTTGAATGACTCTTCTGACATATTAAGAAGAATGCCAGAGTCAATCTTACCAGATACAGAATAGCGTTGGAGTTCATTAAGAATCCTACGATAGTCAGGGAAGTGTTTCGTGATTAGTTCAGCGACAACTTTAGGATCGAATTCAATCTCTTCTTGTTTGAGGATTGATACTGCTCGCTTGAAGAAAGTTGCAGCGATCTCTTGTTTGTCTTTGGAATCAATCTTGAATTCAACTACAGCACAACGACTGTGGAGTGGTTCAATGATACGATTCTTAAAGTTACATGTGAAGATGAAGCGACAATTACCAGAGAATTCTTCAATGAACGATCTCAATGCAGGTTGAACCGATTGAGCATTCATGTAATCTGCTTCGTCTACGATAACGACTTTCTTGGCATCAGTAAGAGATACGGTAGAAGCAAATCCTTTAATTGTAGTTCGAAGAACATCGATTGAACGACCTTCATCAGATCCGTTAACGAGGATATACTCAGCACCGATCTCGTTACATAGTGCTTTGGCTACTGTGGTTTTACCTACACCTGCTGTTCCTGAGAATAGGAATGAGGGTAGTTCGCCTTGTGTGATGTATTGTTTAAATGTATCTTTAAGTGCCTGTGGTAGTACACAGTCATCAATCTTCTGTGGACGATACTTTTCTACCCATAGAAACTGGTCATCACGTGAATCAATCATAATATAAATCTCTCAAATTAAAATTCAAATGTAGAATCTGCCTCAACTGCTACGTAATAAACCAACTCATTGTTTGGAGATTTAAAACGAGAGATTTTCTTGCTGGAAATGCTAACATCGTAGTCTCCAGGAAGCATCTTTAGATTTTCTACTTTCAGATTCACTTTGAAAGTCTTATCTGTATCACCAACTGGTTCGCTGTAAGAGTTACCAGAAGCATTTTTCTTATCGCCAACCACAGCAGTAATCTTACTACCATCACCAACGATTGATACATCGGCTGCACGTAGGACTGAAGAAGTTTTCTTAAC